CCGCCGAGGTCGGCGAGCTCAGGAATCCGAGCGGCTGGCTGATACCGCTGCCGCTTACGAACGCCGCGCCTTCGGCCCGGGCGAATTCCGTCGCGATTTCCTGCGCAAGCCACGCCTCGACATCGAACATCGCGTCGTCGAGCATCTGCTGGCTCGCCGCCGGATTGGCGTAGAGCTCGCCCGATGCCGGAACGATTTCGGTGAAGCTCGGCGTCGCGGTTTCTGGCCGGTCGGCCTCATAGGCGACCCAGCCCGACGGAGTCCCTCCGCTCGCGATCAGCTTGCGGTATCCGGCGCTCCCGACCTTGACGACATTGGCGATTGCACGGATCGGCGAGATCGCCTTCAGCGTGCTGTCGATCTTTTCGTCGATCTCCTGCGGCACCGCATAGCCGCCCATCGAATCCGTTGAGCCGCTGAGCGCCTTCGTCTCCAGCCCGGCCGTAATTCCATTGCGCAAATATTGCTCTATGAACATATTTGTGTCCTGCGATTTGATGCCGTCCAGTGCCGGCCGCTGCCCCTGGATCGCCCCGCTCGCGATCTTCGACTTCAGCACCTCAAGCTCCGCCTTCAGCTCCGCGACGCCGTCATCCTCGAACTGCTCGAAGCTCTCCTCGAGCGTCTCCGCCTTCACTTCCACCATTCCGCTTTTCTCCTTTTGAACTCGCGCATGAAAAAAGGGCCGCGGAAACCCGCGACCCTTGTGACTTCTTCTTCGTCATTCCCGCTTTGATCCGGGATCCGCCTATTTCAGCGTACCGGCTCCGTTAGATTGATCGTCAGCCGACTTGAGCAGCTTTGCGGAGAGCATCCTGTCGACCGACACGCCGTCAAACCGATGTCCATCGCTGTGATATGCCGTGTGCCGGCCTATAAATTCGATTTCGAAGAGACCGGCCGGTCCTGGCTTCCAATTCGCCCCTTGTGAAATCTCCAGCCATGTCCGGCTTGTCGGGGATGGGCATTCCCTCGCGGGTTCCGGGCAAAACAACGACGCGTCGAAGCCGTTCTGCCAGAGCCCTCGCCATCGTCTTGGTGGCTCCAATTTGTAGCATCGTTCCGTTGGTACCGGCACGCTGGCCGCCACGTTGCCGAACGTCTTTGCCTCCATGCACGGCTGTGGCCCTGGAAGTCCCCAGACCTGGAGTTGCGCAGCAACCTGATCCGAGAAATGAAGGTAAGCGCTCGGAGGTGTGAGGACGTCTGTACGCCGCCCCTCACAAGCGCCGAGAAAGAAGCAGCACATTAATAACAATGTCGTCCGCATCCGCAGACCTTCGCTCACTCAAACAGCAGTTTCAACCGCATGCACCCGCGTCCCCAGCCGCGGTTTCCCGCAGCCCTCGTCACCTCTCTTCGTCATCCCCGCGGAAGCGGGAACGCGCTGACCGTCAGGTCAATCGCGTTATCCCTCGTCTTCTGAAACCTTCTTCATTGAAATCACCCGATCGACGATGATTTCGTAATCATACTGACCCAGGTGTCCGAAGCCGGCAGGCTGCGCGGTGCGCCTGCCGATGAATTCAATTTCGTAGAGGCCGTGCGTCAAGCGCGGGCCGTTGTAGGCACCCTCGGAGAACTCGAGCCACGCATCGCCTTTTTCGGGGGATGTTTCGCACTTGTGTGTCGGGTCCGTGCAGAAGATCGACCACTCCCATCCGGAATCCCAAAGACCGCGCCAACGCGTCGCCCGCTGCATTTCGAAACATCCCTTTTCGGGAGTGGCGTCCCACCAGAAGCGCCGCCCCCAGCGAACATCGTCCGAGCAGGTTTGCGTGATGCCCGGATGACTCGCAGCGAATTCCTGAATGTCGGCGCTCGACATCCCCGGCTGGCGATAGTCGCAGCCCGCCAGCAGCAGCGCGATTGCAATTGCGGATGTGCTCCTCACGAACAGCAGCTTCGCTTACTCAAACAGCAGTTTCAACCGCATGCACCCGCGCTTGGCTTTGCATCGGCCGCTTGACCAAACTCACCTCCACCAGGTCGAGCGCTCTTAGCTCCCGCAAGCCGCCGGCCGAACTAGCCTCCCGTACCCGATAACCGAAGCTCAACCCCCGCATCCCGCGCCGAAGCATCTCGCCCACGCGCCCATCCTCCACCCGCGCAATCACGCGCAGCCCACGCCGATCCTCGCTCAGATGCTCGATCCGGCCGACCGGCTGCCCCTTGTGCTGCAGCAGAAGCGGCACCTCGTCCGTCCGCTTCAAAACTTCCGCGAACGCGCCCTTCCGCACCACGTCGCCGCCGCTGTCCGGCCGGTCGAAGATCGCCGCATAGCCCGCAAACCTCACGCGCTCACCAGCCCCGTCAGCCGAAACCGCACGGCGATCCCGATCAGCAGCGCCGCGAGCGCGATCCGCACGGCCCAGCTCACCACCGCCCGCCACGCCGTCCGCTTCGCATCGCGCCACGCGCTCAACAGCTCGCGCAACTCATCCATGTCGCGCCGGGCCTTTTCGTCATCGAGCCCGAGCGCACCCAGCGCCCTTCTCGCGCCCGCCTGGCTCGATTCCTCGACCAGAGCGCGCAGGGTCACCACGTCCAGGCACTTGCCGTCGGCCTGCGCGACCAAGGTCGCCAGCAGCGCATCATTCGTCATTCTTTCACCGCCCCAAACCCCAGCATCGCCCTCTTCTCCGCATCGCTGAGGAAGCTCGCCGCCCCGACCTGCTCCCACAATCTCGCGCGGTCCTCGGCAAGCTCGCTGATCTGGTCGGTATCGACCGCCAGAGTCACTTTCCCCATCCAGTCGCTCAGCATCGCCGACAGCCCGGACAGGATCCGGCCCGCCATCGGCAGGATCGTCTGCCGGTACAGCGCCCGCCCCGCTTCGCGCGCATTGGCATAGGTCGCATCGCCCGGAAGCCCGACCAGCACCGGCGGCACTCCGAACGCCAGAGCGATGTCCCGCGCCGCGCCTTCCTTCAAAGCCGCGAAATCCATGTCGGCGGGCGTCAGGCTCAGTGCCTGCCACTTGAGTCCGCCTTCGAACAGAAGCGGCCGGCCCGCATTCGTGCTTCCGGAGAACTCGCTCTCCAGCTCGCTCTTCAGCCGCTCGAACTGCTGCGCCGAAAGCAGCGCCCCGTCCGCCGGCTCATAGGTCAGTGCCCCGCTCGGCCGCGCCGCATTGTCGAGCAGCCCCTTGTTCCATCGGCTCGCCCGGTTGTGCACGCTCGCCGCGGCGATCGCGGCGTCCAGGCAGCCCATCCCATAATGGTCGTCGCGCGGGTGCAGCGAGCGGATGTGCGCGATCAGCGCCCTTCCCAGCCCGTCCGATTTCGCGAAGCGCACCGTCTTGCCGCCCGCGCGATATGTGTAGGCGATCGGCCAGCCCTGCGCGTCCGTTTCGACGCTCACCCGCTCGGGCCGGAGCATGACCAACTCCTGCGGCTTCTCGTCCGCGTCGGTCAGCAGCTGCACATAGGCATTGCCGTTGAGCAGGAGCGTCGCCGCGATCCCCTCCAGCAGCCCTTCCTGCGCGATCAATTTCGCCGCCGCCTCGTCGCCTTCCGCGGCATAGACCGTGAGCGATCCCAGTAGCCCGGACACGAGCCGCACCGCGCGCTGCCCGACCGGGTTGTTGCGATAAACTTCGTCGAATTGCGCCTCATACGAACGCGCGAATCCTTCGCCGCCGCTCGCCGCGCTGAGCCAGGCCGGGACAAGCGCCCGCACCGGCTCCGGCGCGCTCTTGCGGCCGAACCAAAATGCCATGTGATTTCCTTTGAACTAAAGCCGCCGCACCCGCGGCAATCCGCTTCTCGTCTCGCCCAGTTCCGTCATTGCCCAGACCATCGCGTCGGCGCGATCCGGAGACCGCCCCGGGCCCTGATATTCGCCGCCCGCGATTATCCCCGCCATCTGGTCCTCCAGCTTCGGGAACCACCCGGCCAGGAACGCCTTCCCCGCTTCGAAGCGCAGCGCGACCGGCTCCGCCCGCGCCACCTTGCCTTTCGACGCGTGGACCAGCTTCACCTTCAGGCCGCTGTCCGCCGCCTTGAGCACGCTCGCGACCATCGCGCCGCCATTGTTCGCTTCTGCGACCACGATCGAGGCGCCCCAGCGCGCCACGGTCGCCGCGACCCGGTTCGCCCAACCTTCGGGGCTCAGGCCCTCCACTGTTTCGTCGGCGATGACGTACAGCCCGTCGCCCTTGCGCCCGCAGACGACGATCCCGCAGGCGTCGCACCCCGGCCCGACGCCCGCCGGTGGATCGACACCGACGACGATCCGCTCACAGACGGGTGCACTCGTCCGGCACCGCTCCATCAATTCCCGCGACCACAGCGCGCCTTCGATCTCCTCGATCAGCTCGCCGTCCAGCTCCTGCCGCCCGATCCGCGTCCCGCCATAGGTCGCGATCATCATCTCGACGAAAGCCTCGCCCAGATTCACATTCTCATGCGTGCGGCCGGTGGTGGTCACCGTTCGCTCATCCTCGCGAATCCGCTTCAACAGGTTGATCGGCCGCGGCGTCGTCGTGACCAGCGCCCGGGGCCGCCGCCCGCGCCGCAGCCCCATCTGCAGGTTCATCCAGGCCGCGTCAGCCTCGCGCCATTTCGCAAGCTCATCCGCCCAGGCGAAATCATGTCCCGGGCCCCTGAGCCCGTCCGGATTGTCGCCGGAGAAGATCTGCGCCTCGCTCCCGTTCGGCCATCTCAGTCGTCCAAGGGTCGGCTCCCACTTCACCTTGTGTAGCCGCCGTTTCGCGACGCTCAGCACTCCGCTGACGCCCTCGACCATCACCCGCCGCGCTTCGTCGATCGTCGCCCCGACCAGGGCGATCCGGATTCCCGGCCGGCTGCGCGCGATCTTCTCGATCCATTCGGCGCCCGCGCGCGTCTTCCCGAACCCGCGCCCGGCCATCATCAGCCAGGTTCGCCAGCCTTCGTCGTTTGGCGGCAGCTGCGCCCTGTGCGCCCAGCTTTCGAAGTCGGCATCCCAGTCGAGCGCATCGGCGACGGTCATGTTGCCGATTATCCGCTCTTTCTCCTCGCGGGATGTTCGCGACAGGAGCTTCATCTCCTGCCGCGTCAGCTCGATACCCATTATTCCCGCTCTTCGGCGTCGAACCGCTCGCGCAGCCGCTCCAGTTTTTCGACGAGGCGCGCGCGAACTTCTGCAATGTCTGCCTCTTCAGGTTCCTCCATCGCGGTCATCGCGCCGTCACGGTGCATCTTCAGCAACGTGATCGCGGTCCGGTCGGAATATTCCCGCATCCGCTCCTCGGAGCCGTCCTTGCGGACGACAATTTTCTCGGTTCCATTCAGCGCGCGGTCGAGCATGACCAGCTCGAGCCGTTGGTACGCCGCCGTGAGGACCTCCGCCCATCCGGCGCGAAACGCGGCGTTCGCCCTCCGCCTGTTGTAGGCGCTTGTCGTGGACAGCCCCGCCGCCTCGCAGGCCAAAGTGACATTGCATGTCTCAGCGAGGGTCGTGAGGAAGATCGCCTCTTTCTGTTTGGTCCACTCCCGCTTTCTCGGCTTGCGCAGCTTCGGCTTCGTCGCACCTTCGAGTGTCAGCTGCGCCCGTTTTGTCCCTCGCTTCGCCATACCGAGCTCCCAAATGAAATCGGGCCGCGCGTCTCGGAAGACGCCGGCCCGAATCGGATTTTTCGACTGTGACCGGATGTACCGAAACAGCGTGACGATGTCAAGAATTATTTTACCAGATCGGTTCGTGTTACTCCCCGATCACACTGACTGTCTTTCGTTGGGACAGGACGGAACTGCATGCGGAAACAACCGTAGAGCTAGCGACTCCTGTACTCGCCACATTGGACATAGTTCTCTCCTGAATTGACCAGCTTCCCGTCGCTGTATGCGCTCGCCTTCATTACAGTTCAGCTGATGCGCCATCAGCGTGCCGTACTTCCCCTGAAGCTCGACGGTCTCGCTGCTGCGCGCGAATTCTTTTCCGGCTGCTTCGCCGACGCCGATACCGGCCGCGAGAGCCTGTGGGTCGCGCATCTGGATGACCAGGCGCGGTGCCTGCACCTCACTCGGCACGAGGGCGATGATGCCGGCACCGATTTCCCGCTTCGCTCGATCATCGCCGACGCGGCTCTGCACGGCAGCTCGGGGATCGTGCTCGCGCATAATCATCCGAGCGGCGATCCGACGCCAAGCGACGCCGACAAGCGGGCGACCCGCCGCCTCGCCTGCGCGGCCGAGGCGCTCGATTGCACGCTGGTCGATCACCTGGTGTTCGGTGGCGCGCGTTCCACGAGCTTCCGCGAGATGGGGCTGCTCTAGCTTGAGCTACCGAGCACAGCGCGGCGATTGGTCACAATCGCGAGCTGGGCGGAGAGCTGGCGAAAGCTGGCCGACAGGAGGGCCAATGGCCCGACCTGATCGACGTCACGGGATTCACTCCCGTGACGGCTACTGCGAAACTGCTTCCAGTTCGTTGGGGCTGCTTTGAACCAGTCCCCCCGCGCATCCCCCTGCGCCCAGGGCACCTCAGCTTGAGCCGCCGAGCTGTCCTGAGCCCGTTCAGCGCTTCCGGTTTGACTTCCGGAGCGCGTTCAGCAGGCTCGGCTCGTCCCTCGTCGCGACGTCCGACACTCGCCAGCCCTGTCTCGTCATCACCAGGTGAAGCTCGACGTTTCGCTGATCCGATGTTCCGAAATCCAGGAGAATGCGGGCGTCGGCCGCACCGCGGTGCGTTTCTACGCTCTCGATCCGCGACTTCATTCCGCCCGTGTCCTGGCAGTCGCACAGGGGATCGCCGTCGAGATAGCCGACCTCGCCGCCCGCCGAATCCTTGCGGATCTCCGCGGCCAGCGTCGCCGTGAAATAGTTTCCGGGATGGCCGAG